ACTAGCTTTTGCAGTAGTCTTCCTTTGTTTTTTGCGCTTGAAGGCTTCAATATCGATCTCCGTCCATTGACTAATCCATGCTTTAGGAATGATCATCAATCCATTACACTCATCATCATGTATGGTGGCTGCGATGTGTACACAATCATTGTTCTCAAACGTCATGAACCCTATTGCTTTACACTTTGCAGTATCACCAACACCCTTCTTAGACCATCCTGAGCTGGCTACTGCATCAACCCATTCTAAGTAAACTATTGTGTCGGTGGTTGCCATAGCTCATCTTCCTGTCGTCTAATCCATAACAATTGACCATTCTCTATTACACGTTCTTGATTGTTATCGTAAGCCTTCAGCACAGCTTCATACATCTTTAGCTCTGTCTCAGCTTCAGCAAGGATCTTATCTGCTTTCTTAGGACCGATACCACGTAAGCCTTCGATGTTATCTACCTTATCTCCAGTAAGGATTTGTCGGTAGAAGTTTTTAATAGCTTCTTTGTCGTCGATGTAATAACTCTCTTTCTTGACTGGGTTGTAGTGATGACCAGGAATCATGTCTAAGTCTTTGTCAATGGTAACGATTACCGATTTGTCTCGTAAGCTCGTGGCATGGATTCCAATAGCATCATCAGCCTCTTGTCCGTCGACCACTCTGAAGTCCCAAGCAGTATGCAGGTACTCACGAAGGCGAGGAAGATGAATTGGCCTAGCTGCATCTTTTCTGTTTCCTTTGTAGGGTTGTGTCTTAGCAATGTCATACCTAAAGTTCTTAGATCCTGTTAGGTAGCCGACACAATCATCAGAAGAGAGGTCTATAAAGACCAGCTCTTCCAACAACTCTGCCATGGTTTTGATAGCTACAGCCTCAGTCTCTTCATTGCAGGCAAAGCCTACTCTGTAGCAGAGGATGTCACCATCAATGATTGGCAGTTTAGAGGACATCTTCCTCTTCCTCCTCCATCTTTGGAGCAGAGTTATAGGTAACGAGATCAGTGATCACAAGCTTCTTCAGCGAAGGCGATACACCTTTCTTGTTCTTAAATGTCCAAGAGTAAGCACCTAAGACACACACAGCCTTGGTTCCATTACCAACATGTGCTAAGACTTCATCACCATTCTTATCCAATGGTTTGATGGTATGGTTACTCTTAGCAGTGATGAAGAAACCTTTACCTTCTTTATTACGAACAGTGATACCCATATCCTCTAAAGCCCTTACAGCCTTCTCTGACAGGTTTGTTAGATCTACTTGATACTTACCAGACATGTCATTAGGCTTGTCCAGGAAAGGCCACATAAGGGTTGCTTCGATACGTACAGGTTTGATATCCATATTCTTCCTTAGTTTAACTTTGCTTTATCAATTGCCATCATTGCCATGATGTCTGCTTTTACACTATCCTCTGCTGACTGAGCAACAGAGTACAACAACGTAACCATCACACCATTTGAGACAAGCTTATCAGTACTTATATCCATCAGTATATCACCATCATCACTCCTTGTAAAGCGAACGGTAACAGTTAGTTCATCGATCTTAAGTGGATCGGTAATCATCAGTGAGTTTCCTTCCAGTTATTACCTACTTTGTATTCCCCTGTCAGAGGACAACGTAACCCTAAGGTTACTCCAGCTTGCTCTATAGCGTCTACTGCAAGCTCACCAACGATTGTTCCATGCTCTTTTAATACTTCTATCTGTATTTCATCATGGACGTTAGCAACAAACTTAGCAGGGATCTTAAGCCTCTTCAGTGAATCATGAAGATGGATAAGAGCCTGTTTCATACAGATCGCCCCAGCTCCTTGAAGAAGCGTATTAAGTGCTGCGTGTTCCGACCGTATCCATAGTCTACGACCATCCAATCCTGGCACAAACCCTTTCTCTGCATACTTTGCAACTTTCTCTTTAAGCGTTTTGAGAGCTGGCGTATTCTTAAGGAACGAGGCGATAAGCCTCTTACCAGCATCTGCGTTGCCTCCGACAATTGATCCGATCTTAGCTGGGCCAGCCCCGTATAGAAATGCGTAGATAAACGTCTTTGCTTGCGGTCTGGTTTGTAGACCAGCAGCGAGTTGGTTTTTGCTGTGGACATCCCCATTGATCACCTCCTTTGTATAGTCTTCATCTTTCATGTAGTGAGCTAGCATCCTAAGTTCTAATCCTGAAGCGTCACATCCTACTAAGACATTACCAGCATCTACAGTCCACACTTGTCTGGATACATCACCATACTCTGCTGTCACTGCAGGAACCTGAGCCATGTTAGGGCTATGGTGTGTCATACGACCTGTGACAGCACCATTAGTGATGACCTTACCATGAACCCTACCATCGTCAGCAACGTGCTCTAGCCACGATGAAGCCTGTGCAATACGCTTTTGTATCAGCAGATACTCAGCCATTGCCTTAGCCTCTGGATAGGGTAGCTTAGACAGGATAACCTCATCAACCATAGGTTTACCAGTCTCAGTAAACTTCTCAGGCTTCCAGCCTAGCGATGTCAGTCTACGTCCTATCTGATCTCTAGAGCCAGGGTTAAATACTTCAACATGATCCTTTAGTTTCTTTCCTGTCTTTTCACTGATCCTTTCTGTAATGATGGGTGGAAATATTGATTGTAGGTTCTCCTCTATGTTAGATAACTTAGACTGTAGCTCGGACACAAAAGCAGTACATAAAGGTATGTCTAACTTAAAACCATTACGCTCCTGCTGTGCAACAATCAACTGTACCTTGTGCTCCAGTGCAATGCTTTGCGGTGAAAAGTCCTTCATATCTTCGCATAGTTTGCGGTGAAGATCACCAGTGAGGTGTACATCCTGGATACAGTAGTCAATCATTTGCTGTGTCAGTGCTGTAAAGTCTTGGAAGTCAATCTTGTGATTCCCTAGTCTTTTTCCCCACGCCTCTAGACTGTGTCCTCCTTCGATACTGGGATTCCATAGCCTCGACAGCACGAGCGTATCGCAAGCCTTCTTGAGTGGTATCGTAATGTTCCACAATCTCCGTAGGTGGTAACCGTCGAAGCTGATTAGATTGTGTCCGATCACTATGTCGTAGTCCTCTATAAGAGGCTTTAGTGTACTTGCTTGAGTATGACATACAACCTCACCCGTTGTCAGATCCTTTGTTACTACGCAAAAGATAACACTCTGCTTCATGTCTGTTTCGATGTCCAGAACTAAGCTCTTCATATTTGTGTACCAGCTTCTGATAGTCTTCCAAGAGTGTATCGTACTTCTTCTTTAACTCTGAATGCTCTGCTATCAACCTATCCATTACCCACATCAGATATCCTTTCCTGATAGTTTTCAACAGCAACCCTAGAGATCTCTTCAGCAAACCGCATCAGTGCATCAACATTGACGTACTCAACATTGTAGCCACTAATGAGCTTAGCATCCCATGCTGCCTGAACAACTTCATTCATACTCATGACTAAGAATCCCATTTAAACTCCTTATCTGCTTTGATACCAGCTTTGATAGCTTCTCTGATAGCCCATTGTATCAGTATCCTAGCCTCTTCGTTAGTTAAGTCTAAGGTAATGGTAGCAGAACCATCTTCATGTTCCACAAGGTTGGTTACTTCAGCCACTATGGCCTCCTGTTAGCATCTTGTATGGCATACATGTAATCACTGAAGCTAGACATCTCTTTAGCAGTATCATTGAAAGCATTGATGACTTCTCCTAATGAGCTACCAGTACGAAGTTGTTCTAAAGCAAACTTCTTAGTTAGTTCCATCAGATCTTCATAAGTTTTCATCTTCGATGACCTCTGATAACCTTCCTGTTGTGTGGTTGTAGTAGACGCTACAGGCTGGACCGGTCGTGCCTGAGAAGCGGTTCTTGAGTACCCTAATCCTGGTGATATTGCGTTCACGTTCATCATCATGCTGTGCATTCCTTTCCATACCGATAACCATGTCAGACAATTGTGCAATGCTTCCAGAGCCTCTAAGCTGTCCTAGTGATGTTGCTGCTCCTTCTTCATGTCCTTTACCATCAGGTCTCTTCAGGTGACTGACAATCAATAAGGATATACCAGTCTCTTGAACCAGCATCCTTAGCTTTGTCATGATCTCGTCTAAGGCTTTCCTCTCATCGCCAACATCACCAGCACTGACGATGATGCTAATATGATCCAACACCACAAAGCTACATCCCAATCCCTTTGACATGAATCTGACTCTTGATAAAATATTATCAATTGACGTACTACCAAAATGATCAAAAAGATAAACCCTATTAGTGCCAAGAGTGTGCTCGAAGGCATCTCTAAACTCCTCATCTGTGTATGCTGTGTCTGGTAAATGTAAAGGTTTGTTAGCGTGTATGGACATCAAGCCTTTAGCAGTGCGGACAGTAGACTCCTCGAGGAACATCAAACCAATGTTGTCGTCTGTCTTACACAGGATATGATACACGATCTCACGCAACACCTGTGATTTACCCAGTCCAGATCCAGCAGTGAAGGTAACTAGCTCACCCTTCCTAATGCCATAGGTAAGCTTGTTAAGACCATCAAAGGGATAGTTACATGAAGACTTAATAGCTGGTGTATTGATGTCTTCCCACAGCTTAGAGCCATTGACAATACCATCAGGTACATAGGTCTCAGCAGCAAACCAATCTTGTATGTATTCCTTTATTGCTCCTTCTTTAAGATAATCGTTAGCATCCTTGAATGGTGCTCTATGCTTGACAACCTTAGCCTTAGCACCGAATAGATCAGCTACTTGCGTAGCAGCTTTCTTCCCAGGTTCATCAGCATCAAAAGAGATAACAATGGTTTCAAAAGAATCAAGATATTCATAGTTGGCTTTACAGTCCTTTAGTGCTGCCTGTGCTCCATTACGGATAGATACTGAAGGATACTTCATACCATTCATTTGATAGACAGCAATGGCATCAAACTCACCCTCAGTGATGGTAATGCTCTTCCCTCCTTTAGCAAATAAGTGTTGTCCGAACAA